GGAGCAGCCGGAACTTCTGCTCGACTTCGACGACACGGAGGTGGGCGGCGGTGGCCGATTTTGATTTTTCGGCGGCACTTACCGCGACGCTAAGGACATACGCCAACGGCGTGGCCGAAGCCGTGGACGAAGCTGCCGAGAAGTGCGCAAAGGGACTTGCCAAGGAACTGCGCGGCACCGCCCCGAAGCGGACGGGCGCATACGCAAAAGACTGGACTTCCAAGCAGACGGGCGCGAACGCACGCGGCGCGAAGGCGTACACCGTGTACAACAAAGCCCATTACCAGCTTACACACCTTTTGCAGAATGGCCACAAAGGCCCTGCCCCCGCCCCGGCCTACCCGCACATTGACCGCCCGGCGGAAAAGTGGCAGCAAGAATTCGTTACCGAGTGCGAGGAAGCGACCAAATGAAAAGAAGCACCATACTTGCCCGGCTTGCTGAAACCGGGATCCGGCAGGAAGCGGAAAAGGTTGTGCCAGCGAACGGCGCACCTGTGCCGCTTCCCTATCACGTTGTGCGCGTGGACGAAGTGGAAGACGGCGACGACATGGGCCGCGTGAGAATTAAAACGCTTACCTGGGCCGTTGCCCTTTTTACAAAAAACAAAGACCTTGCACTTGAATGCAAAATCCTGGCCGCCCTGCAAGGCTGCGGCCCCGTGAACGTAGACCACTTCCCCGACGGCACCCCCTATCAAACACTTTTTTCATTCACAACGAGAGAGGTACACACATGAAAGAGATCGACAACAGCGAAAATATTATCCTGGGCAGCGGCGACCTGTATATCGTCGAGTTTAACGACGCTGTGCCCGAAGACGCAACCATCGAGATCGACGACAACCGCGCGGGCAACATCAAGGGCGGCGCAACGCTGGAATACACAGCGACCAGCCAGACCGTGAAGGACGACAAGGGCCGCGTTTCTAAAACCATCGTCACCGAGGAAGACGTGAAACTCAAAACCGGCCTTATCACCTGGTCCCCCACCTACCTGCAGGCGCTTATCGAAACCGCCCGCGTGACCGAGACCGGGAAAAGCGGCCAGCACAAGCACCGCACTTACAAGCTGGGCGGCCTTGCCAACAAGACCGGCAAGCGCTACCTGTACCGCTTCGTCCACACCCGCGACGACGGGCGCAAGCTGCGCATTACCGTGACGGGCAAGAACAGCGGCACCATCAGCATTGCCTTCCAGAATGACAACCCCACGCAGGTGGACGCAGAGGTGACCGCGCAGAGCCTGGACAGCGACGGCACCCTGGTTATCATGGACGACGAATTGACCGAGAACGCAACCTAACGGAGAGGGGGCAAAAGCGTGTTTGTACTTTCGGGCGTCAAAAAACGCTACTATGAATTCCAGGCACCTGACAACAAACAGGTGCTTCACATTGAGCCGCCGAAACTGAAAACCCTTAACCGCATGAACGACCTGTCCCGCCCGGATTCTACGCCGAAGGAAGCGGCGGAAGTCGTGGCCCGCGTTATCGCCAAAAACAAGGAGCACCGCAAAATTACTGCGGACACGGTTATGGAGTGGATGGACATGGACCAGCTGGCCGGTTTCGTTCTGGATTTTGTCAGCTGGCTTTCTAACGAAAAGAAGAACGACCCAAACTAACGCCCCCCTCTTACCCAGAAACGGACGGAGAGGGGGTGCCGTTTGCGCTGTGCAGCGCAAGCGAAAAGCTGGTTTCCGAATACGCGGGCATTCCTCTGCCTGCCGTCTATGACCTGGACATTATTACATTCTGGGCGCTTCTGCGCGACGGTGTGATATACAACCGGGCGCAGACGGAAACGGGCAGGAAATGGCTGCGCAATGCGTGGAGAATCACACAGACGGAGCCGGAGACCGAAAAACTGAAAGCAAAATACGGAGAAAGGGGGAATTGACGATGGCGGCCAAAACATTAAAAGGCATTACCGTTGAAATCAACGGCAAAACAACCGGCCTTGCAAAC